AAGGATCTGCTCCCATGTATCCAAAATCGCACGATGCCAGACGGCGGTGTAATCGACAGGACCAGTGATCTGAATGCTGGTAGGCTCCCAGAGGTACAGATAATAGTCCTCCGGCTTGTCAACACCGGGCTTTATGATGTCTCCCGGATATGCGGCATTTGAGCCGTAGCCAAAGTCCTGAGAAACCATCAGCGTCTCGCCGTCCGAATCGAAATACCGGACTGGATAGTAGCGAAGGACGGAGGTATAGCGTACCGCAATCGTCCTGTCCGCCGTGATCTCTTTCAGGGACTGCTGCCAGCCGTTGTAAACGTAGTCATATTGCGCGGTGGAAAGCCGCACTGGTGTCAAGATGCGATTTGCTGCCACGGGATCGACCGCATCGTTGTACTGGCTGACATACTGGGTATCCAGCACGGTGTTGTCATAATCGATGAAGGTGACAATGAACGTCTGGTCGGTCTTGAACAGCGCCGTGAAGACCGTATTGGACGAGAGCGTACAGGGCAGATTGCGGTCCCACTTGCGGAAGAAGTAGTTGTATTCCGCAGCAGGCTTCTCCGGTACTGCCATTCGGCCACCGGCCACAGGATCGGTCGCGGTTCCATTCTTGGCAATGCGCTCCCGGTAAAGCTCGGTGCCATCCCAGTTTTTGAAGATCGCGTACACGTAGTTGAACGTGGAGTACTGGGCCGTGATGGTCCTGTTCCCCGTAACATTCTTAAGCGACCCGCTCCAACCGGTGAAGGTGTAGGTCCGCTGGTTCGCTGTATCCTCCGGACGTTCCGGCGCGTGGATGGTGCCATCCTCGATGGGGTTCGGACAATCCTCGCCGGTGGCGATGTAGTAAACGCACAGCGTCTTGTTGTCCCAATCCTTGAAGGTGACAGTATAAGCGGGCCTCGTCGCATATCTCGCGGTCAGAGTGCGGTCGTTGGTGATGTTCGTCAGAGACGCGCCAGTCCAGCTGAGGAAGGTATAGGCGTAGCTTGCATCATTCGGTCTGGTCGGCGGCTCGATCTCACCGGTCTCAACGGGGTCAGGCACAGTGGAGCCGTAGGCCACAATGCGCCGGAACAGGATCGTATCGTCCCAGTTCTTGAAGGTGACGACATAGCCGACATCCTCAACATACTGCGCGATGAAATCCGTGTCCCCGGAGATGTTTTCGAGGCTCTTGTCCCAGCCAACATACCGGAAAGCGGTATGACCTTCGGAATCCTTGTAAGGTACATTGATGAGATGCGCTGCCACCGGGTCCTGAACGGACTCGCCGCCAATGACCTGCGTCGTATACAGCGGAGCCGGGTTCGTACCATCAAAGAAGCGCACGTTGTAGGTGATGCTCGGAGCTGTGATATTGATGTCCGCGTACCGGGCTCTCAGTTCCCGAATACGGTCACTGGTTACATCCGGCAGGATGATCACGCCGGATACCTGTGCTTTTTCAAGGTTGCCGCCATTCTCATCCAGACCGCGCAAGGTGTCTAACTGATCATAGAGCTGCAGTACTGCATTGAAGCTGTCCATCTCCCAGCGGATGCCCGTCAGTCTCAGACGGGAACCAGGTGAGAGGTGCGAGATGATCTCTCGACTGTTTACAGCATCGGAGACATTCTCCAGCCGGATCGTGGAAAGATTCTCATACGACGGGATGGAAAACTCCGTGATCGCCGACTGGTTCAGGATCGTCAGGTTGGTCATGGTCGCCGGAAGGTGCAGCGTCTTCAGAATGCCGCCGTTGGGCAGTTCCAGACCGGTGATGGCTGTGCCGTCGAAGTAGACATGCTCCAGATTGCTGCAGCCGGAGAGGTCAACGGCCTGTGTCAGGTTGGGGCAATTGCGCACATCGACAGTCCGCAGCAGTTCATTGTTACCGAGGTACAGCTCGGTCATGTTACCGTTGGAGTATGTCTCGGACGCATCGCCCAGTTTCAGCCGCTGGAGCTTGAGCGCCTTGGAGAAATCTGCGTAGCCGACCATCAGGCCGGACAGGTCACCCACGTCCGCCAGCTGGGAAGCGCTGTAGATATAGATTTCTGTATCATTCACGTTGTCCAACGGGCACGGCAATGTGCTCGGATAGTTTCTCGCGGCTCTCGTCTGAACCAGATAGGAGCCGTACTTGATGCTGGCGTACACGTCGGCATACGGCGTGACGGTGATGTTCGCCTTTGCATAGCCGCGGACTGTGATAACATCCGACAGGCTGTCACCGGCGTTGTACTTTGAGTCCATGTAGCGGAAGCGATTATACAGCCACCATTTCCGCTGTTCAGCCTTGCTGCCCTGCAGCATGGCGAGGTAGGAGCCGTTGCCTTTCTCCACAAGAGGCGCGAGGTATTTAAACCAGGCATCCTCGTTGAAGATGGCTTCCGGCCACTTGGCCTGATGCTCCTCAAACATCCGCTCCGCCTTCTCATAGGAAAGAGCACCGGTGGAGCGGAGCTGCTGATACATGGCCTTCAGGTCATCAAAAAAGGCAGCGCGGACGTTCTTCCACAGAACACTTTGTTGTCCGTTGAATACATCAGCGCCGCCTTCTGTCTGGTCGATGTCTTCCAGATTGTAGGAGAAGACGAGTGCGCCTTCGTTGTTGATCCCTATGGCCGTATCAAAGTCATAGGGCAAAAATACGATCTTTTTCTTCATAGCGGTCCTCCGTTACGTTACTGGTGATCCCATGAAGGACGGGAACATATTCTTAGCACGGCTGTCCACCATGAGGAACAGCTCGGTGAAAAGGTAATAGAACAGGGCCGACTGCATCTCCACATAGCTTGGAAGTTCGGCCTTGAACTTGGCCAGCCTGTATTCCGAGGTGTCATGCGTATATGCGGCATCTCCCAAGGTTACCGGTGCATCCAGCAGAGCGCCGGTCGCGGTCTCGGTATCCGTTTCCACGATCCATTCCGCGAACTCCCGCAGCTGCGTGGGGTCCTCGTATCCATCCGGGTAGCGCCCTTCAAAGTCGCCGAGCCATGCGTCATCGCCATAATCAGCGCTTTTCCAGAGGACACGGTCTGAGGTATTGTTCTTCACTTCCCAAGACTCATCATCTTCCTGAAAACCGAAGACCTCTTCGGTGGATTTATCGTTGTTCCAGTTGTACTTTCCAAGGAAAATCGTGTTTTCACCGTCGTACCAGAAGATCACGATGGGATAGCCGTCGATGCCCTGCCGGACGCGGGAGTCGCTGTGCTGCGCAGGGGTCTTATAGGGACAGGCCATGTCATAAAGACGGACCAGCTCCACGTTGTTGGCACCTTCACTGGAGGCCACGTCAGCCTTGAAGCAGAAGGTGGAAACCGGGATGGAATCCTCCCGGAGCTTAAAGCCGCTGACCGTGCCTCCGGACACCATGTCAAAGCCGTTCTTGAACTTGCCCTTGTAATTTTTTCGCTCGTAGTACTGAGAAGAAGTACCCTGTACATCGAACTGTGCGCCTGTGAAGGTGAAGTTCCGGGACGGGTCCTGCGGGTCGGTATAGGAACCGGACACCGTTTTCTTATCGCCCTTGTACTGCGGGAGCTCCGGGCACTCGATGATCAGGTATGGCAGGTCGGAAGGGAGTCGTTCCTTGACTACCTGCCCATATTCATCGTAGATGCGGTTGCGCTGGTAGCGGGAAAGCATATCCTCGACAGACTGCGTATCCGCAATCCAGTTGTCCAGCACTTGGCTCCTGGTCAGGTCGTTGTCGTAGACCCGGATGCAGTATATGTCGATGGTGCAGTCGTTGGAGCCGATAGATATGCCTACTGGGCTTGTCTGCGCGAAGTCGTCACTGGCCGGGTACTGCACGGTGCCGGACATGATGCCGTTGATGTAGCAGTAGATCAGGCGGTTCTCGGATCGCTTCTCCACAACGAAGGCCACGCGCACATGCTCGTTTTCCTTAAACTGCATGGAGATTTCCGATTGCTCACTCATCAGCTTGACCATCTGCGCCGTAAGGACAATCCCACGTCCTCCGGACAGGCAGGACAGGATGACCGCGTCATAGTTCATAACCGTCCGAGTTGAAAACTCCAGCTCGATGGTTTTTCCGGTCTGGCGGCAGTCAGAGCCGAAGATCTGGTACGGGATATTGACCCTCGCATCACCGCCAACCCGTAGAACCGTGCTGCCATCGGCATCTTTTTGCCAGCCGTCAGAGGCGAAGTTGAAGCCGGAAAGCTCTGCAGCGATGGTTCCATACTTCCAAGTGCCGCGCTCATTTTCATTGTTGCTGCGGCCCTGACTCGACAGATACAGCGCAAGCGCCTCTGTCTCAGCCTCAATCTTGATGGCGCTTTCCGTAACAGTGAACGAGAAGCTACGGGAAACACCGCCGCTCTCGATCTCGATGGTATAGTCACCGACCGTATCCATGCGCATGCTGAAGTCCTGCTTGCTGCGGCCCACGGTCTGCTCGGAGACCTGTCTGCCGTTCACCCGGATCGTCACAGCCGCCGTCATGGATGCCGGATCGTAAACCGAGTATCCGACATGAACTGTGGAATACTGCGGCACCTCTGTCTCTCGGAAGGAGCTGGTGATGATCGGTGTCATGTTCAGTGTCTCAAGGCAGATGATCTCAAAGTAGAGCTCATTGGACCGGACAGTCGAACCGTTGACGTCCGCCTCAAACCAGCAGCGGAAGGAGTGCTCCCCGTGGGTCTGCTGCGGGATCGTGAACGACTGTTGCCTGCCGGAAACCGAGGTTGTGGCAGAGCCGATCTCCCGGTCGTCGATCAAAAAATGCATGGTCTTCTGGATATTGCCGACCGGCGTATACGGGAAGATGATCGGCCCTTGATAAGCCACCGAGTCATCAAAGGTCGATGATACCGTAAGTACAACCACTGTCACAGAGAAGTTGATCGTGCGGCTGTTGCCGTAGATATCCGCGATGTTGACCTTTACCACGTTAGACCCGGCAGAGAGGTACGAAGACAGGTCTACCGTCACATCGCCCTGCGCCACATCCAGCATGGCCTTGGTTGAGCCGCTGACCGTGATGCGCATCGTACCGTTGCCGGTGGGTACGTCATCTTCCTCAGAGGTCCAGAAAATCGTGACCGGGCACTTATCGCCCTGCGCGATGGTGCGCGAGAGCCAGCCGGTCCGGTTGGTAACGGAGATCTGTGCGTTGTTGCCGGAACTGCCGCCACCGCCTCCGCCAGTGCCGGAGAAGGGGCCAAGAGGACCGGCTACAACTTCATCATTGGATGTGAGGTACAGGTAGCCGTTTTCAACGTAAGCATCGTCTACCTTGCCCTCGGACATGAGCCGGATCAGGGCGACATTCTCGTTCAGCTGGTCCAGCGCGTTGGCGGTTTCAGCGGCTTCATTCTCAGCATTGGAGGCGCGTTCCATCGCCTGCGCGGCAAGCGTATCTGCGTTGGTCGTGACCTGCACGATCTGTGCTGCCCGCTGATTTACTGTCTCCAGTGT